GGAAAATTTAATTTTACATCCATTTTAATAGAAATTTTGACGTTAATTAAAACATTAACTTTTACTATTTCATCTGAACTAATTAAAATTAAAAATATAGCTCAAGTTATGATGTGTAAAAAAAGTCATTGTTTCCATGCTGATTTTTCAAATTCTTTTTTTTCTTCAAAAGAAACAAAAGATTTATTTCAAGATTGCATTATTTCATTGAATTTAATGAAAATAAATAACTGGTTTTATGAATCAGATGAAAATTATAAATTAATCTTTTATTGGGATGTGCAAAAGTTGACCTATATTTTAAGAATTGGTTACAATGACACTATACCTGAACGGCTTAAAATTTTTTTAAAAGAGTTTAAAACAAAATTGCATGATAGAATGAATAAATATTGTTCTGGAAATTATGAAAACAAAAAGATGTGGAATTTCAACAATGATGATTTGGATGAAGCAGCTGGTGCTAAATTCACCAATATGTTAAACAGATTCATTAATTATGATGATAACGATGTGATTGAAAACATTCCACCTGATATGAGGATTAAATTGACAGTAATAGAAGAACTGTTATTTCCAAAAGACTGTAATTCAATACACAATGAAGAAGATTTAATTAAAGTGTCTGAAACCAAACAATTTAGTAAAATGAATGATATTTCAGGTTTAAACATTAATAATTTTGAGATAGATTCAAACCTTAATTTAAATAAATCTAAGAAATTAATTTTGGTAGCTCATGCAGGATTTGGTAAATCCACATTTATAAAAGAAAACACTGATTTATTAATTGCGGATATAGATGATTACAATAATCCTTTACAATGGTTAAAATTAAGTCATGCAATAAATCCACCCAGCATTTTTGAATCATACACAGTTCAAGAATATAAAAAAATATTGAATAATTTGATTTATTTCTCAAAATTTAAAATAATTTTAATTCCAGCTTTCAGCATTATTAGTGATGAATTGTTAAACGATGATAATATTGTGATATATTGTATGAATGATCCAAAACCTTATTTTGAAAGGGGTTATCAATGTATGAGAAATCACAATATTATTAAGAATTTTACAACACAAGTTGAAATTTTAAAATGCAACAAAATTAAAAATATTAAAAAAAGGTTTAAAATATTTAAATTAGACAAAAACTTTTATTATTATGAAAAAAAGAAAAAATATAATGGAAACAAAAACATTGACAAATTGATTAAAAAACATTATGATGTTAAAACAATTTTGTTAAAAGTAGCGATTAATTATTTTTTAAAATATACACATAGTTTATTGTTTGATAAAAAAATCATAAATAGTTTAAATGCGGAACAATCCATTTTAGACATTTTGTTTTACGAAAATACACAAGCTTGTGAAGAAATTATTTACAGCAAAGTGATGAAAAATTTGTATAGAATTAATGAAGGAGATTATCATGATGATAAAATACAAGTTGGCTATTTAAATTATGAACCGTCATTATCAAGACCGGGTAATTTTTCCCAATACACCAGTACTAGTAGAGCGTTTACACAAAAGTTGTTATTAAGGGAAAACTTGAGAAAGTATAAAATGACTTATGATGTGCAATTAAATTATTTTAAAAACAGTTACTTTAACAATGAGAGTGAAAGTTTAATCAAATTATTTAATGAAAGAAAAATGTGTATAAACACCAGATTGATAGAACAATGGTTGATTGGTAGAAAAACAAAAAGAATAAACAACAGTATAGACAAACTTTTAAATCAGGATAGAGATTTCATTATTAACAGAATAAACATTTATGAAAAACAAGAAAACATAACTAAAGGTGATTTATTTCATAATTATAATGACATTTTAAATAGATTAGTTTTATGGAATCCATATAGCATGACTGCTTTATTTGCACCTTTCTTTAGTATGTTGAAGAATCGTTTTAAACATTTACTCAAATCAAATGTCATTTATGCAGAAGGTTATGATTTGAATGAATTAAACAAAAAAATAAATGCTTATAAACATAACAAAAATGACATATATTTTGAAAGTGACTTAAGCAAACAAGATAGACAAACAGATTCACATTCTTTAGATTTTGAAAAAAATATTTATATTAATGTTTTGGGAGGATCATCTGAAATTATAGATTATTATTTTAAACAACATGAAAAAACATATGTGAGTACAAAATATTTTAAAACTTTTTTACCACCAATGCGACATACAGGTCAAACTACGGTAGGTTTTGGAAATATTATAAACAATATGAGAACATATTCAAAATTTTTTTCAGAAAAAAATTTTAAATTTCTATTATTATTAGGAGATGACTTGTTAAGTGTTTTAGAAAGTGTGACAGATCAAGAAGTAAAAGATCTAGCTATACATACACAAGTATACCATAACATGAGAAGCACTTACCGAATTGATAGCCTGTCTGGTATTTTTTGTCAATTGATATGTAGTCATGACATATATGGCAATTACATGATAGTGCCCAATGTAATAAGGTTAGAAGATAGATTAAGGAGTTTTTATAAAATAAATTTGGATTATGAAGATCAATTTAAAGCTAAAATAATAAATTTTACTTGGATGATAGGCAGAAATGATCAAACTGTAAACATATGCAGAAAATATGCAGTTGATCCACCAGAAGATAGAATATATGATTTACAAACAATTTTGATTTTTAATGACAGATATCACAAAATAGGAATAAATAAGGTAGAGCAAATATACAACAATATGATAT